TGTCCTTGTAAGGAGCATTGATTTGTAAACTCGTAAGATTACAATTTCCACCTATAATTACTAAGCCATCTACTCCATTGTCAATAGCAAATTTAATGGCTATTTGTGTTCTATTTTGTTGCGTTTGCAATAAGTATAAATAACCATAATTTTCTAATGTTATTAATCCATCGCAATTCACACTCCAATTAGCTATGTCGTTCTTAAATTCACGATACCAAGCACTCGTTTGACTTGTTACTTCTTTCTGGTCCACATTAACTGAGAAAGAACAATTCGTAGAACAAGCAAAAGGAATATCCGTTGGTATTGTAGTTGTTACCTTAGAAACATTAGTTCCCTGAGTGTAAAAGAAAATATCTCTTGCACCTACGTTTAAAGGATAAACAGTTACTACTATTCTATCCGTTACATCTAAAGAGGTAGCTGGGAAACTTAACGATGTAGAATATAAAGTCTTATTAAGTGAAGTTAATGCAGTAGTAGAACTTGTTGCTATTGGTGTAAAAGTTGTTCCGTTGTACTTAGATACGACAAAGTAAAAAGAAGGTGAATAATCTAAACTATAAGTTAAAGAAACATAAGAACTAAAAGTCCAAGTTCCAGCAGGGATAGAAGTCATATTAGGTTTATTAACATCTGTAATAAATCTAGCTATAACATTGTCTCCTGTTGCAGTAAAGTTTACACTAGCACCTACATTTTCAGTAGAACTAAATTGATAGTAAGAATTACCACCTATTGTGCCTTTTGACACACCACCATTAAAATAGAATTGTCCATTGGGATTTTGCCAATAGAGAATCATATTATTACCTTGTACTTTATCTGCCATATTGCAAAGTTAAACTATATTAATATTAAATTGTGCTAACCAGAACGGACCTAGTTGACCTGTATCTGTAATGTAATTTGGAATAATAAATGCCGTTATTTCAGCAACGCTAACCTCAATTAATTGAACTGAGTTTAATTCGTTTACATAAGCATTTTGGCTTACTCTATTCATTATGAATTTCTTACCAGTATAAGACAAGTTTCCTGTAACTGTGTCCGTTGTAGTAAATACCTTATCTAAATAGACAAATCCTCCACCGCTTATATGTTCTCCTAAATCACATTCCACAGTTGCCACATTCTTATTTACATTCCTAATATTTTGATAAGTCATAAATACAACTAAATCTATTGCACCCAAAGGAGTACCACTAGGGCAAGATGAATACCAATTCTCTAAGAATGTACCATCTGAAGCACATAAAACACCTTTATTAGATGAATAATTATAAGTAGTAGGATAGTTATTTCCATAAGGTTGCTCAAATACTTTTAAAGTAGATTGTATTGTATTATCAGCCACAAAGTTTGCCTCAATAAACTTTACTTCACTATCTCCTCTTTGTATAATAAAGTTTTGTAATAAGGATGCTTGACCTGATGAATCACATATAATCTTAAACTTTAAATATCCAAAAATTGCAACACTTGATACAATATATGGTGGAATATCTCTAGTAAATGTTGTAGAATTTTCAGATGGGTCAATTGTAATATTTTGTAAAGTAGTTTGCCATTGTCCATTAGTATCTAAATATCTAAGTCCTCCTGATGTATTAAGTGTAATTTGCAATTTAGCACCTGTTGAAGTTGTATGTTCAAAACTTAATTTAAAAGGAACTTCCCCTATATAAGGAAGGAAATAATTTGGAGCAGCTAAATTACCATTCTCAATACTAGCTAAACCACTTGTATTTCTTACTAAAGAAACTGCATCAAATTGACCTGCCGTATCTGGTACTATTGTAGCAGTTGAATCTCCTGTCGCACCTAAAATAAACCCAGTTGCAGTATTAGTTGGGAAAGCATTTAGCTTTAAGTCTGCATTGTCGCAATAGTTTAAAGCTGATTCGTAAGCACCTCTCCCTTGTATATTGTAAAATCCTTTCTTTAATAGTTTTACTTGGCTATTATTTATAAAATGCACATTCCCATCTGCATAAGGAACTATGTTAACTGTATTACTTAAAACACCACTACTTGTTATTGTAGGAGTAGCTAGAATATTATATTTAGTAAAATAATTTGTAGTAGCTGCCATCTCATTCATAGAAAATATACACCAGTCTCCATTAGCTTGGAACATTCTACAATTAAATGAGGTCATTATTTTGCCAATAATATCATAATAAGACTCACCCATAAAATCCCTTCTATACTGATAGATTTGGCTAAATGGCTCGTTACTTACGCCATCTTGTCTATCAAGCATACCGCCTGCAAAGTATGAACAAGCTACAACTAGATTTAATACATCTGGATAAGCTATTAACTTTAAGCCATCACTAATTACATTTAATTGAGTGTCTAATTGATTGATACTATCATCTCTTACATATTCAATATTTTGTATAAAAGAAATACCATCAATACAAGTAAAGTCTGCTTGAGTTATGCCTGTTGAAAAACCCATTTGAGTATAATCATTAAACATATAACCTCTCCACATTACGTTTGTACTTTCTTTAAGTATTACATAATACTTCCTATCATCTTGACTAAGTACATCAGGAAATTGGTCGTAATCATCTTGCGTTTCTAATAATATAGAAAAGTTAACCTGAGTAGAAATTATTGTAGGATAAGGATATTCCTCGTTTGAGTTAGGTTGTACTATTATTGATACTGGCTTATAGGTTTTAACTACTCCAGCAACATAATCTCTCTCATAAATCTCAAGTACTTGGTTATTACCATTCCTTAAAATTTGAGTTATTGTATATCTTAATCCGTAAGGCATTATGCTAAACTGATTGATTGTCCTTTAATGTTTGATGCCTTTTGACTTCTATTTACTGCAAGTAATAAATCTTGACCTCTTAATACAAATTGTCCACCATTACTTGTTGTATTACCACTCATTGCTCCTGCGTTAAAAGAAGTATTTAAAAAGTTACTTAACTTACTTAATGGCATAACTGCCTCACTTTCTGAACCTTCTCCTATCAATGCAAGAGTTGGTTTAGTTACTACTCCACCAGTAGCCAATCCAGCAAACAATAAATCTGCTGCTCCTGCTCCACCTTCTATTGCTCCACCAGCACCTCCTGAGATAGCGTTCATAATTGCTTTAAATAACAATGCTTGAATAACTGATGCTGCAATTTGTTTAGCTAAGTTTTTAAACATATCCTCAAGTGCCATACCTATATTTGCACCTCTTTCCATAGCATCAAATAACCCCATAAATGCATTAGTAACATTATTTGAAATTGTACCAGCAAATTGTTCGTAATCTTGTTGCTGCTTTTTTAATAATTTACTATTCTCTTTTTGTCTTTCTTTGTCTGCCTCAGCAATAATACGATTAGCTTCTAAATCAAGCATTACCCTTTCTCTTGCAGTTCTTGCTGGGTCTAATGCTTTTTCACCTCCTCCTGTGTATTTATCAGTTGTACGATAAGAAGTACTTGTAGGTAAAATTGATGAATCTAATTCACCCATACCTATTCTTGGTTTGCCACTATAATACTTTTCATAAATGGCATTTTCTTGTTGCAATAATTTTTGTATTGCTGCATCTGCTGCTGGACCAGATATTCCTGCTATTGTATTAATAGCTTTTTCTATTGCATTTAATTGATTTAAAGCAAAAGATTTTTCTCCTGAAGTTTCAAATAATTTATTTCTTTTTAATTTATTTTCCCCTTCTAAAAGGTCTTTATTTAATTCTTGTAACGCCTTATCAAGTTCACTAACCTTATTTTGCTTATTATCAACTTTTTCATATTTTGATAATTCTGCATTTAGTGATATTACACCAGATTTAAATTTAGAAATATCTGCATCTACTTTCTCAAAATCTTTAGAATATTTTCTATATATAGGTGCTTCTTGTTCAGCTATTGTTACAACCCTTCCTGCTTTACCTTCTATTTTTTCACCTGTAATTAAATTTAATTCTGCACTTCTTTTTGCTTCTAGTTTTCTTCTTTGTAATAATGCTTCCTCTAGTTTTGTATTATTATTTTTTTCCTTTTCAGTTACTTGAAATTGTATAGATGCATTATTTAATGCAGCAATCATTGCTCTATTGTCGGATTCAATAGTTAATTTCTTAATAGCTTCACTATCTGAATATAATTTCTTTAATTCTGCTAATGCAGTTTCTCTTTGTTTTAAATCAGCATTAGAACCTATTATTCCTATTAATGCTTCACCTTTTATTTGTCTAGCTTCAGCTTTAGCTGCTATCTTGTATAATTCCTCGTTAAGTTCATTAATCTTTTTAATAAAATCTTCTAATTCTGCTGTTGCACCTTTAAAGAATTGTCCTATTTCTCTACTATATGTAGAAAGTAATGCAGATAGTAAACCAATAGCAACACCAATACCTGCTGGACCTGTAAGCCCAGTAACCATTGCTTGTAGTGCTTTTTTAGTGCCTCCTTCAGTAGCTGCTAATCTTTGGAATGACTCAACCATAGGGTTTAAGTTATTCGCAATACCCATCATACCATAAGGAGCATCCTGAGCAATTCTTGAGAAGTTAATAAGGGATTGAGAAGCATCACCAACTGGTTTACCTACTTTTTGTAATGCACTTCCGTAAGCTGATATTTGAGTATTTAAAGCCTTAATTTCAGTATTGAGCATATTAATCTCAATAGTATTGGTAGACTTTTTTAATTGTGCCTGAAATTGTCTAAGTTGGTTTTCAGCTTTTTGCAGTTCAGATTGTATCTCTGCAACATCCATTCCAACTTTTACATTAAAACCAATATTCTCTGCCATCTTATTTTAATTTACTCCGTACAATTTTAATGTCCTTGCTAGTTGGTCATCTGTTAACATTATCTTTTCTTCATCTACTTCTAAATCATCAATCGCTGGTATATGCCAAAATGCTTTTAATGATTTAGGCGATTTTTCAGCACTATTACTTAGGTATATAATATAGGCAAGGTTTCTAGTCCTTGCCCATTGATTTAATTCTTTCCTTTCATTGCCTAAGACGATAATTGAAAAGTCCTTCCAAGTAATATCCCAAAACTCATTGGGTTTTACCCCACATTCAGCAGCCTTAACTAAGACATCATCCCAACTTAGCTTTACTAGGCTTTTTTTTTTCTTCTTTTACTTCATTAGATACATTTAAAATTGTTTTATCAACTATAAATTTAATGAAGTTAACTAGCTGACCTTCTGTTTTAAATACTCCACCAATTTCATCTATCCAATCACATACATCATTTTCTGTGTATTCTATTGGTATATTGCTTTTAATACAAGCAGCTTCGTAGCCACAATGTACTAAAGAAACCAAAGTATTTATATCCGTTCCAGCCTTTGACATAAGTTCAAAATAACCACTAATATCTGTATTGTTTTTAGTGGTAAATAAACGCATCGCCAAAGTACCCCAGTTAAGGAGTATAGTTTTGTTGTTCAGTCTTAATTCAAACATAGGTTATTTTTTATGCAGTTTCAGTTTGTGTTAATGGTGGTAAAGTAACTACGAAAGTCGCAGAGAATTTAACATCATCTTTATCAGCAGCGTTTACATCAAAGTTTGAAATAAATACTTGACCTGAATACACAATATCACCTGCTGTTGGAGTTGCTTTACCCATCTTCATATTGAAAGCAGTTTTTGCAGCGTGAGCAGCATACAATTGTTGGTAAGAATCCTTACTAGGACTTCCTGTTTCATCAATTGCAAAACCATCACCTTTAAATGATTGTGTAAATGAAGGCCCAGCTTGATATTCATCTCCACATTTTGAAGTTGCATCAATGGTGTTTACTACTGATGTCATTGAGTTAGTTGTAAGACAAGCAACAGGTTTAAATGTTCCGTTGCCATCTATGTCAGCTAATAGGATATAATCCCTTGCTGATACTTTTGTTTCTGCCATTTTATTTAATTTTGAGTTATTATTATATTATATGTTATAATCGTTCTAAAGACATTATCAATAGGGTTTAAGCCATCTAAATTTCTAACACTTTGAACACTTAAAGCAGAGGAAGTAAATCCATTGCTTAAAGTAATAGTTGTATCCGAATTTATGTCAGCCAACACTAAATTGCTTATTTCTTCAGCTCGTTTATAGCCAAAGTTAGCATTTTTTGTAACAATGTCAACTATGATTGTAATACCATTTGTGTAACCTGCTTTGCCTTGTTCTTGGCTTGAACTTCTGCCATCTAAAATAATGTATTCATTGCCTACTCCATCTGGAGCAAAACCATCGTAAACACCTAAGCTAGTAGCACTAACTAATTCGGTATAAAACCACTTCTTTATTTCTATGTTAGGATTGAGCATTTACTATGTTTTTAATTCTATCTTTTAATAATGAAACCTCAGTCTCATAAGCAGGTATTAAATATGGTTGTGGTCTTAAACCTTTCCTTAAAATACTCAATGCTATTGCATAAGCTGCTGAATCATTTTCTTTACTTTGTACCTTTCTACTACCAGTTCTTCTTTGT